TACTTCAATTGCATCTCATGGATTAGCTGCTTCAGCAACAACAGATACAACTAATGCTGATAATATTGGTAGTGGAACTGTAGATACAGCTAGATTAGGAACTGGTACAGCAGATAGCACAAAATTTTTAAGAGGTGACAATACTTGGCAAGTGGTTTCCTCACCAGTATTAGATTCCCCAGTAATCACTGGAACTCTATCAATCCTTTCTAGTGGATCAGTAAGTCATACAATTACTAATTGGTCTGATGATGTTTCTTATACAATTGTTCCAACCAACTGCACAGTAGGAGCGGTGAATGGCTCAGGTGTATTTGTTGTGACTCACACAAGTGGCTTACCTTCTTATACAATCAAAGCAACCACAGATTCTTTAGGTCTAGATGATTCTGCGGTAGTTACTAAAAACATAACAATACAATTAACAGCACCTACTCTAAGTAGTCCTGCTGATTCCTATGAAACTGTAAATGTTACCTACACAATTACTTCCACTACGGGTGACGATGACAAGCTTATATTAAATATAGGTTCATCTAATTTTACCTACCAGAGTGTTTCTGTTGGTACTGCCTCAAAGGTAGGCAACACGGTTGAGTGTGTCGGGTTTACAACTAATAACCCTGCCGTAGTTATCCAGTATACAGCAGAAGCAACTTATTCAGTAACAGCTACGTCTGTTAAAATTGATGGTTCTTTTGGTACTTCGGCTGCTAGTAGTGCAGATAGTATTACTATTTCTAATATTACCTACACAGTAGCTACTGGTGGAAACTCAATAACTAATGATGGGGATTATAAGGTTCACACATTTACTGCCTCTGGGTCTTTTGTAGTAACTGCTATCGGGACTGAGACTACTTTTTCTTTGATGCTTGTCGCTAGTGGAGGAGGAGGCGGTGGTGGATATTCAAGTGGAACCACTGAAGGAGGAGGTGGAGGTGCAGGGGGTCTAAAATATTATACTGGTAGAACTATTGCCATTGGAACTCATGCTATTGTTATTGGGGCTGGTGGAACAGGTGGAGGAAGTGCTTATCAGGGAAGTCAGGGAGCTACGACAACCTTCACAGCAGCAGGTATTTCTGCTTTAACTACTACTGGTGGTGGAGGTGGTGGCAGTCGTCAGACTTCGGTACAACCAGGAACGGCTGGTGGGTCAGGTGGAGGTGGTGGTCAAAGAGATAATTCTACTGCAAATTATGGTTCTGGAACTACTAATGAAGGACATAATGGTGGAAGTGGTTACGAAGGTGCTAGTATGCAGGGTGGCGGTGGTGGAGGAGCTATAGCAGTTGGACAAAATGCAAGTAACGCAGTGGGAGGAAATGGTGGGAATGGTGTAACAGAGGGATCATCTTCTGTATATAACTGGACTACTGGGTCATCAACAACTTTAATAATAAGTGGTACTGGTAATAGTTATGCTGGTGGAGGTGGAGGATCAGGGCCTACAGCAGGATCAGGTGGCACAGGTGGTGGTGGTACAGGTAAAGTTAGTGCTGGATTGGTAAATACTGGGGGTGGAGGAGGAGGAAATACTGGAACTACTAGTTATACTGGTGGGTCTGGAATATTTATTATTCGATATAAATATCAAAACTAGGAATAAACTATGAGCCACTTTGCAGAAATTAATGCAGTCAGGAACAATACAGTTACAAGAGTCATAGTAGCAGATCAGGAATTTATAGACAGCGGTGCAGTTGGTAATGCTAACAATTGGGTTCAAACTTCATACAATACTAGAGGTGGCGTACATTACGCCCCTGACACTGATACTCCCGATGGTGGCGTAGCTCTAAGAAAAAATTATGCTGGTATGGGATTTACATACGATGCAACAAAAGATGCTTTCATAGCACCTAAACCTTTTGTGTCATGGATATTAGATGATGATACATGTTTTTGGAACGCTCCTTCTGCTTATCCAGATGACGGTAAAGAATATATATGGGATGAAGAAAACACCGAATGGAAGGAGATAGAATAAATGGGTTACATAGGCTTAGATATAAATTACGGGGATGTAAATTCCCAGACAGGTACAGGGGATGGTTCTGATACTACACCAATAGCTACACTAGATTATTCAGTACCTACATCTTCAAGTATTGTTGTCACCTTAGATGGTGTTACTCAAGTTCCTGACGTAGATTACAATGTTACTTCTGGCACAACTTTAACATTCACCACAGCTCCTGTAAATTTAGTAAAAATTCTTGTGGTGTTTTTAGGTAGATCATTAGGATTAGGAACTCCTGCTGATGGAACGGTTACAAATATAAAAGTTGTGGATGTTGCTGGTACTAAATTAACAGGTGTTGTTACAGCTAAAGGTGATGGTTCATCTACTGATGGAAAAATTACTTTAAATTGTAGTCAAAATACACATGGAGTAAGTATTCAAAGTCCTGCTCATGCTTCAACGGCTGATTATACATTAACTTTACCTACTACTAATGGTAATGCTAATGAACTACTAAAGACCGATGGTAATGGGGTTCTTAGCTGGACACCTGATATTGACACAACAAACACTAATGCAAGTAATCTAGTTAGTGGAACATTACCAGATGCTAGATTTCCTGCGGTACTTCCAGCTTCTTCTGGAGCTAACCTTACAAGTCTACCTACTTCTCTTGATGCTACTCCAACTACAGATCACACAGCTAATGGTCCTCAAACTAATACTGTAGCTGCTGGATATAGTTCAACTATTATGGATTTAGTTTATCTTAATGCTAATGGTAAATGGTTAGAAGCTGATGCAGATGCTACAGGTACTTCAATTAATTTATTAGGAATTGCATTAGAAGCAAAAACAGATACACAAGTTATGAATGTAGCTCTCTCTGGTAGTTTTGTGAGAGATGATACATTTAATTGGACTATAGGTGTTCCTCTTTATATTAGCAATACTTTAGGTGCAATTACAGAAACCAAACCTACAGGATCAGGTGATGTTGTTAGGACAGTTGGATACGCAGTTACCGCTGATGTTATCTTTTTTGCACCTTCATCTGATTACGTGACACTAGCATAATGGGAACTATTTCAACGATTAACGGCATAGCCGAAGACAACATCGCAACACATAATGGTGGCACTGCTGCACTCTATACCTCTAAGAATGGTGATACTTGGCAACATTTTGTTGGCATGGTAGCTACAGGTGGAACAATCACTACAGATGGAGATTATAAAGTTCACCGTTTTGCTGGTGTTGGAAGCGGTACGTTTGAAATCACTACGTTGGGAAGTACTCCAACTGTTTGGGCGTTAATTGTTGCTGGTGGTGGTGGAGGTTCGGGTGATCTGGGTGGCGGTGGTGGGTCAGGAGGGCTGATAAATAACACTACACTTTCCGTTTCAGAAACATCATATACAGTGGTGGTTGGTAATTATGGGGCTGCTGGTGGGTCTTCAAGACAAAGCAACACTCTTGGAGGCGATGGTGGCGATTCTTCATTTAATAGCCAAACAGCAATTGGTGGAGGACGTGGAGGAGCTTATTGGGCATCTTCTGCAACTCAATCAAACGGAGCAACAGGTGGCTCAGGAGGTGGAGGAGGTGGAAAAGATTCGGCTGATTCAGTTGGGGGTGGTGCAACTGCTGGTCAGGGAAATATTGGGGGAACAGGAGGTCACGCTGGCGTTGCCCATCAATACGCAGGAGGAGGGGGAGGGGGAAGCGGTGGAGCAGGGCTTAATTATACAGCTAGTTCAACTGGAGCTACAGCAGACGGTGGGGCAGGGACATCAAATAGTATCACTGGGTCAGCAGTAATTTACGCAGCAGGTGGTGGTGGAAACGGTTATGCAGGAAATGCAGGAAATGGAGGAAGTAGTGGCGTTGGAGGAGATGGTGCTGGAGATCAATCTTGGGCAAGAGCAGGTAGTGCTGGAGATGACAATACAGGGTCAGGTGGTGGGGCAGGAGCATATGGAACTTATATGGCTGCTTACAGAGGTGGTACTGGAGTTGTTATTATAAGATATAAATTCCAATAGGAGAACAATGAACTTTGCAAAAATCAATTCAGAAAATATAGTGGAGCAAATTATACTTGCTGACCAAGCGTTTATAGATAGTGGGAAAGTTGGTAATAAGGACAAATGGATTGAATCTAGTGATAATGGATTAAGGAAAAATGACGCTATTATTGGATACACATACGATGCAACAAAAGATGCTTTTTATGCTCCACAGCCTTATCCATCGTGGACGTTAGACGATGATACTTGTATATGGAATGCACCAGTTGCTTACCCAAGTGACGGTAAAATGTATAGTTGGGACGAAGATAACACCGAATGGAAGGAGATAGAATAGATGAGTACTACCAAAGTAACCGATTCACTACGAAATGTAACAGCCGTTGATGCTGCTAAGATAACCACAGGTACAATTCCAGAGGCTAGAATTACTTCTTTAGATTCTACCAAATTAACTGGAACTGTAGATATAGCACGTTTACCGTCTACCGCAGTAAATTCAAACGTAGATTTAACTACACTTTCTGCCAGTAATTTAACTTCTGGGACTGTAGCAACAGCTAGGCTTGGCTCTGGAACGGCTTCAAGTTCAACATTCCTTCGGGGTGATTCAACTTATGCTGAAGCTGGTGGAGGTGGAAAAGTATTACAAGTAATTGCAGGTACTATTAGAGGTGAGTCTTTTTCTTCCACTTCTGCAAGCTGGGTCGATGTAACAAGTGTCAATGCCACAATTACCCCAAGTTCCACTAGTTCAAAGGTCTTAGTAATGATGCATGCTCAAATGGGTAACGGTACAAATAGTTACGGAAGTTTAGTCAGAGTTGTGACTTCAACATCAACGGAAACGTTCACTGGGACAAGTCTAGGCAGTAGACAGTCTGCGTGGGCTGGGATGGGATCGATGGGAACTGGATCATCAGTTGACTCTTCTCAAAGTTTTATTCACGCTCCAAGCACTACCAGTTCTATAACGTACAAAATGCAAGTGTATTGTGAAAGCGGTGGTACTGCTAGAATTGGTACTTCTGGAAATAATGGAAACAGTAGTTACCATCCACACACACCAATATACATCAATCTTATGGAGCTTGATATGTCATGATTGAAATTGAAGATGTTTTCGCAGAAAAATATAAAGGACTTGAGTGGACTTTAGACGGCAATGTATCTACAGAGGAAGAATTTAATTTAAAGTTTACTGTTATAAGATTGAACGGTGTAGCAGAGCCAACGTGGGCTAAGATCCAAGAATATAAAACTTCCATGCAAGCTGCTTATGATGCTAAAGAGTATCAGCGTAAGAGAGTCAATGAATATCCCAGTATAGCTGACCAGTTAGATGACCTGTACCATAATGGTATAGCAGGATGGAAGACTACTATTAAAGTAACGAAAGATAAATTTCCTAAAGGATAACCATGTCAACTACCAAAGTAACAGATCTTGAAGGCTGGGCGGTGAACTACTAATGGATAACGAAATAGCTAACCTCAAAGAACACATAACAGATAAGTTTAAAGCGCATGAAGATTTAGAAGCTGTTAGACACCAGAGGATCAATGAGCTTCTTGATCATTACAATAAAGAGATAGAAGGTAACGAAGGAGCTATCAGAAGAGTTCATTCTAGGGTTGACCAAATAGAAACCAAGATAAAAACAGTACAAGGTTTGGGTACTGTTGTAGCTACAGCACTAGGTGCTGCTGCAGCTTGGCTTGGTATAACAGGAAAATGAAACAATCACAGTTAACTCTATTAATTAAAACGTATGAACCTAATACACCAGTTATAATTACTTGGAGAGATGCTGTAGATTACTCAGATGAAGTTACATTAAATACACTAGAAGTAAAAGAGATTTTCTATGATACCATAGGTTTCTTCTTGAAAGTTATGGATGACTATGTTATTATAGCTTATAACAAAGCTGACGATAAGACTTACAAAGGGACAGGAATGATTCCTTGTTCTTTAATAACTGACATAAGGAGATTATCAGATGGATATGATGAATAGATGTTGCTATAAATGGATGGCAGGAATGATGTTTATAGGCATTATGTTCGGTGCTTATGTATGTCAATAAACTGTGAAAAGTGTTCAGTAGAAATGCAGCAGCTAACCCAAGGTATGACTGACTATCAATGGTACAAGGACTACTATTGTCCTACTTGTAAAAGAACTGTAGTAAAACTAGATAAGAACCAAAAGATTAACGCACAGAAATTAACAGAGAGGATGTTCTAGTGGCAGAAGAAGAAGAAATAAATATTGATCCTCCAGAAAGAGAGCCTTTAGATACTCCTAAAGAAGAGGGAGACACAAATACTCTTTTTAATTTAAGAGGTAATTGGTCAAAATCAATGGATGAGCTAAGAACATTGTTTGACAATCCCCCAGAATATCAGTGGGAGGGTGCTGAAGCACATTCTAAAGAGATAGCTGACTTAAATAAACAATCATCAGATGCACTAAAAAAAGCTAAAGATAGGGATTCTGGTAAATCAGATTGGACAAATACTAAGGCTGGTAAAGAGCACATGAAGTATCTAAAGACTTTATAACTGAAAGGAATGACTAATGGAAATGTTTATGAATCAAGAGTGGTTTCAAATAGCAGGAGAGGTTGTCCTCGTATTTACTGCTGTAACAGGAGCACTCCCTGACAGGTGGGTACAGAAAGTTCCAATATTAGGGACTGTGTGGCCTATATTTAATTGGTTAGCAGGTAACATATTCAACAATATAAATCATCCTAAAGGGATGGCTGCTAAAGTAGAAGTGGAGAAAGAGATTGATGAAGCTAAGGCTAAAGTTAGGGATCGTATTGGTATGCCTGATGTTCTCGATGGGATGTAGTATTGCTACACAGATGGTAGCACCTGTGGCTAACTTTGCTATAGGGCTGTATAATGCTGATGACTATTATTCCAAAGAATGCTTATGGTATAATGAGGTCAAAATGAATGATGAGACTAAGAAGTGGCTTCTTGAAAACAATCCACCTGAAAGTGTCTCTAAAGATCTAGCTACAGTAAGTAAAAATAATGACCTTTATAAAGAGGTGTGTAAAGATGAGTAGTAATGCAACAGTTAATAACTTAGGAGAACTTCATGGGCTACTTGCAAGAACCTTGGCAGAGACTTTGCAGTCAGGTGAGGCTACTCCAGCTCACCTCAATGTTGTCAGGCAGTTTCTCAGAGATAACAATATTGAGTGCTTCGGTGCTAATAACGAGGATATAAAATCACTAGTAGAGGAGCTTCCTTTTGAAGAATCAGATAGACCTCATTAAAGATGATTTCCGTAATTTTCTCTTTATTGCTTGGAAGCATCTTGCTTTACCTCCTCCAACTCCTATACAGTACGACATTGCCGAATATCTCCAAGGTGGTCCTAAAAGACTTATTATCCAAGCCTTTAGAGGTGTTGGTAAATCTTGGATTACTTCTGCTTTTGTCGTATGGAAGTTACTTTGTGATCCACAATTAAAATTCCTTGTGGTGTCCGCATCCAAACAGAGGGCTGATGACTTTTCTACGTTTACTAAAAGAATCATTAATGAGATGCCTATCCTCCAACATCTCAAGGCGAGAGAGGATCAACGAAATTCTAATGTTGCTTTTGATGTCGCCCCTAGTCGTGCTTCCCATGCTCCTACTGTTAAGTCTATTGGTATCACTGGTCAAATAGTTGGATCTAGAGCACATATTATTATCGCAGATGATGTTGAAGTCCTCTCTAATGCTTTAACCCAAGTTATGAGGGATAAGCTAGGGGAAGTTGTGAAGGAATTTGATGCAGTTGTAATGCCGAAGGTAGGACGTATTGTCTACTTAGGGACTCCTCAAGTAGAAGAGAGTCTATACGCAGGGCTACAGAATAGAGGGTATCAATGTAGAATATGGCCCTCTCAGATGCCCTCAGATAAGCTAAAAGAGTTTTATGGACCTAGACTGGCCCCATTTATAAATACGCTTCAGAAGAGCATAGGGGAGCCTACAGACCCATTAAGGTTTGATTCTTTAGATTTGTCTGAAAGAGAAGCTTCTTATGGTAAGTCTGGATTTGCTTTACAATTTATGCTGGATACTTCAGGTGAAGATGATCAAAGGTATCCATTAAAGCTCTCAGATCTACTAGTAATACCTTTAAATACAGAACAAGGTCCAGGAAGAGTCCAATATAGTAAGGATAAGCCTATGGATTTACCTGCAGTTGGACTTACTGGAGACTATTTCTATCAACCTTTTGAGGTGTCAACCGATTATTACGATTATACTGGTGCTGCTATGCATATTGATCCTTCAGGTAGGGGATCAGATGAAACTGGGTATGTAGTTACCAAGGTTCTTAACGGAAAGATCTTTGTATTAGCCATAGGTGGGCTAAAAGGAGGTTATGATAAGAAGACTTTGAATGAATTAGCTAAGGTTGCCCTAGCTCATAAGGTTAATGTAGTAGAAATAGAGGCAAACTTTGGTGATGGTATGTATACTGAGATATTTAAACCTGTATTATTTAAGTATCACCAGTGTCATATAGAAGAAATCAAGCATTCTAAGCAGAAAGAAGCTAGAATTATTGATGTATTAGAGCCTATAATGAATCAACATAGGCTTGTAATTGACTTAGACGAAGCTAAAAAAGACTATGAGGACAATAAAGAAGCCCCTCGTAGACAATTGTTCTATCAGATGACTCGATTAACCAGAGACAAGGGGTCACTACAATATGACGATAGAGTTGATGTACTAGCTATGGGTGTCAACTATTGGGTAGAACAAATGGCTGCTGACGAGAACCTTGCTTACAAGGACCGTCAGGAATATGAACTTGAAGAAAACATTAGGTCTTTCATGGCTCATGTAGATAAGTCTTATGAAGATGACAATGTTTGGGTTAAGGTGTAAATGTGGTTATTGATAGTAATTATTTTAAACCTACAGGCTAGTCCTCCTCATATACAACATGGACAAGTTGTAGGTACTCATAGTACGGAGAAAGCTTGTCTTAAAGCTATGGATGCTTTATTAGAAGAATATAAACCTGTGCCACCACCGTTAAATTTAGGCTGTTTACCTTTAAACAATGTAAAAAGTACCTGAAATGGAAATCAATAGAAGACTTATGGTGTTAATGGATTTACCTGTTAC